CGTGCGTCACGCGGGCGTCGGGCACGTCGATGGGCGATGCGCTCGACAGCAGCGTCGAGCGGATCAGCATGGCGCGGATGGCGGATTCGATCGACGCCATTAGTTGATCTCCTCGCAGAGGATCACGGCGACACGGTCGGCTTCGTCGAGGTTGCGGATCGACTGCACGCGCAGGGTGCGCCCGCGCAGCGACAGCCGATCAAGTTCCGTGAGCCCGACCTTCTGCACCGCCTGCCAGCGCGCGCGGACCTCGCAGGAACGCACCACGACCACGCCGTCGGCGTACTGCTGCTCGGTGGTCGAGTCGTTCCGCAGGTCGCACCGGAAGGTGCCAGACTCCGTCCATACGTCCGTGCGCATACCTAGCGCGTCCTGCGCATCGCTGGCGGCGAGACGGGTCGCCACGTGGGACAGGACGCCGCCCGAGATCATCGGAGCTGGCTCCTGATCGAGTACATATCGAGGATGGCCTCGACCGACATCGGCACCGTCTGCAGGCCGATGGGCTGCGCCGCCTCGGGATTGTTGTACCAGTGCCCGACCAGCGCGATCATCGCGTGCACCAGAGGGTCGGGGATGTTCGAGTATCCGACCGTGTAGGTCACGATTATCGCGGTGCCTTCGTAGATCTCGGGGCGCTCGAGGAACCTGATCTGGTTCAGCGGCCCGTCGGTCTGGTCGATCCAGTAGTCGCCCGCCGGCACCGTGGTCTGGGTGTTCGTGCTGTTCTGGTAGCGGACGTGCGTGATGCCCGTGTAGGGCGCCACAGGGATCAGGCTGTCCGTCCAGGCGGCGAGATACAGGGCCTCGGTTCGCGGCTGCAGCGCGAGGCCCGTGCGCTTCTCGACGAACACAGTCGCCGTCTCCCTGAGCCTGATCAGGTCGGCGTCATCGTCGCTGTAGTCGATCTTCAGCGCGGTCTTGATTGTGCTCAGGGGGATCGACATGGAAAAGGGTCGGCCGCCTTTCGGCGGCAGACCCCACGGGGAAAGATGCTCTTACTTGAACTCGGCGTGCGCGAAGGGGCGGTAGCCCGACGCGCCGACCATGACGGTCAGGTCGCTGCGCTTCCAGGTCTGGAGGAACACGTTGAGCTTCGCAAGTTCGGTGTACTGGTCGAGCATGAACTCGACCGGGCCGCGGTCGTAGATCTCGACGTTCGAGAAGTCGCCCACGATGAACGCGACCGACTGGGCGGTGGTGGCGGTCGGCATGAACTGCGAGACCACGACGGGAATGCCGTACAGGCTGCCGTTGATGCCGTTGGTCAGGCCCTCGGCGACGTTGTCCGAGACTTGCCAGAGGTAGCGGTTCGAGCCGTCCTTGAGCTTGCGGATCTCCTTGGCGGCCGTGTCGCCCATGATCCAGCGCAGCGAACCGCCGCGGCGGTACTGCGGGCTGACGAGATGCGCGGTGTCAATCACGGCGTCCGCGGTGAGGCCCGTCCATCCCTGGCCAGTCGTGCCGCCGGTGAAGGTGAACTTGTTGTCGGCGGCGTTGATCTGCGTGACCACGCCGTTCGGCTGCGCGGGGTTGCCCGTCGCGCTGGCCGAGCCGTCGCCGGTCATGAGGTACCCCTCTTCGGTCTGCGCGAGCGCCTGCGCCACCTTGTTGGCAAGGTAGCTGCCGCCGTTGATGTAGTCGTTGTACGCCTGGTACGTGACCTTCGAGCGGACGGCGTAGGTGAAGTCGCCGATGGTCTTGCGGCCGAAGGTGCCGGTGGACTCGGTGACGGTGTTGGTTGGAGCCGCGTATGCTTCGACAGCCGAAGTCGACTCGTCGACCAGGTAGCCGGTGGGAATCGCGGTCTCCACGGTGATCTGCTGGTCGGTCGCCACGTTGAACACGCGCGCGAGACCGCGGAGCGGGGTCTCCTTCATCATGAGCTCCCAGATGCGCCGCTGCATATCGACGGGCATCGGGGCGTTGGCGCTGCCCGTGTTCAGCGCGCGGATCTCGGCCATGTCGCCCGTGCGGAGCGCCTTGCCGAACGCCGTGCGGTACTCAGCCGACGCGGAGAAGTCCGCGGCAACCGCCTTCTCGGCGGCGCGCACGGCGAGCGGCGCGATCTCGTGCACCGGCTTGCGCATTTCGGAGTCGATGCGCGCGGCGCGCTGGGCCGTCTCGATCTCGCGGTCGAGCTCGGTGTAGCGGGCGTCCATGCGGTCCCACTGCTCGCGCTCAAGGCCGCCGAAGTCCTTGCGGTCGTTGAGCGCCTGCATGTCGGTCAGGAGCTTCTTACGCTCCTCCATCTTCGTCTTCAGATCCATCTTGCCAGTCCTTTCAGTTCGCGCAATCGAAGCGCGCGTGCCATCCTGTCGCGCTCGGAAACGCTCCGTAGCGACGAACTTGTGCGGTCTCCGTACGCCGCGTCCACGACCACGGACAGCTCGACGAGCCGTGCCTTCGTGACCGTGCGCAGCGTGCGCTTGTCGTTCCACTCGTCGGCCTCGGCGTAGAAGCCGAAGCTCATCTCGCCGGTAAGGTCGCCGCGCGCCATAAGCGCGCGCACGTCGTTGCCGAGCGTGGTCTCGGGAAGGTCCGCTTCGAACCGCAGGCCCTTCGTCGTGTCCTTGATCCTGAGGGTTCCGCTCTTCGTGCGCGCGAGCAGAGCGCCGGGCTCGTGGTTCCAGAGCAGCTTGATGTCGGCGTCGGCGAGGTCGCCGAACGCTCCGGGCGCGATGCGCTCCTGGAACGTGCCGCGGACGCCTGGCTCGGTGATCTCGTTGGACCAGCGGTTGTAGGGCACGGCGATGCCGACGAGCTGCCGCCCTTCGCCCTGCTCCAGCTCCCCCATCGCGCGCCTAGAAATCATTCGGGGTGCCCTCCGACTCGGACGTGTCCTCGCCGATGTTCGTGCTGCCGCCGCCCGTGCCGACGTTGAGCGCAAGCGTGGGCTCGTCGAGACCTTCGAGTGGCTCAAGGTCGAGCCGAGCGCGCGCTTCGTTGCGGGTGAGGAATCCGCCTTCGACGCCCGTGCGGAGCGCCGCCATCTGCTCGGCGATGCCTGGGCGGATCAGCGCGTCCGTGTCCCACACGACCGAATCAAACGGCGACATAAGCTTTGAGCGCAGCTCGGACGCGAGCGCCGACATCCACGCTTGCAGGCAGCCATCCACGTACATCCTGGACAGCCACTCCATCGAGCCATATGAACTGCCGACGTTCTCGGAGAGGTAGGACGCCGGCACGCCGTACAGGCGCGACACGTCGCCGATCGAGTAGCGCCGCGCGGCCTCAAGGCCCGTGTCGTCCACGGTCGACGAGATGCGCTCGATCTTCACGCCGTCGCCGAGCACCACGGGCTTGCCCGCGTTCTCGGCGCCGCCGTGGCGCTTCATGTAGTAGTTCTCCACCTTCTGCATCAACGCCTCATCAATCTGGCGCTGGTGGATGATGGCGATCTTGGGGTTTCCGGCGTTCTGGTACGCCGTCAGCGCCATCGCCTCCTGGCTCGCCAGGATCTGGATGGACGTGCGGCACAGGTTGATCGGCGACTCGCCCCACAGTCCGCTCGTCGACGGCGCGCGCACGTGCAGCACGTCCGACGCGGGGATGTCCGGGTATCCGCGGATCGTGTACGTCGGCGTTCCGCGCGTCACGTCCAGCGACACGTTGTCGTTGTCGAGCAGGAACAGCTCCAGCAGCTCGCCGCCCTTGGTGCGGTTGATGAGCGCGAATCCGTTCCCGTAGAGCAGCGCGTTCATCATCAGCGCCCGGCGGAACTCGAATGCGTTCCACCAGGTCGATGGGTTGCGCCACAGGGTGTCGGCGACGGGCGCCGAAAGCTCGCAGTCGAGCCGCGCGATGTCGCCCGAGATGAGCGTGACCGCGCGGTAGACGGGCGTGTAGCGCAGGGCCGACAGCGGGCCAACCGTCGGCACCGACATCGCGCTGCCGGTCAGCAGCGTGGTCGAGTAGTTCCGACGGAACAAGTTGGCGATGAGGTCAGCGAGCGCCACGCACGGATCATCCGTGCTGCGCAAGAGCGTGCCCCTGTCCTAATCACCGAAGGTCAGATATCGGCGTTCCGCAGGAACTCCCAGCTCGACGCGGTCTCGCCGCCCCATGCGTGCACGGCCATGATGGCTGCGACCAACGGGTCGATGATGTGGGTGCGCTTAGACTTGTTTACCTTTATATTGCCGTTTGTGTCGCGGATCGGGACCGCCACCGCGCAGGCGTTGCGGAGAATCGGGTCATCGCCCACGACGAACTTGCGGCCTACCCAAAGCTGCTGGAAGAGCTGGCAGCCGGGGCCCATGGTGGCGATGCCCTGCGAATAGGTCTCCAGCGGCAGGCCCTTGCTCACTGCCTGCTCGGCGAACATCTTCGCGCCCCACTTGTCGTAGGCCACGCTCGCTATCTGGAACTCGCCGGCGAGCGTCTCCAAGGTGGCCATGATCCGCGTGTAGTCGATCTCGCGGCCGACGGTCAGTTCCACGTGCCCCTTGGCCGCCCAGTTCCTGACGGGTAGGCGGTAGTCCAGCTCCCGTTGCCGCACGTCCTCGGACGGCCACCAGTAGTTCCCGCGGAGCGCAACCCGCCCATCGTCCAGGGGAACCGCCACCACCAGCGCCGACAGGTCGAGGCTCTTCGAGAGATCGAGTCCGACCCACGCCCGTCGCCCGCGCAGGGACGCCCAGTCGATCTCGGTCGGCGTCACGCCGCTGGCCATGTCCAACCAGTTGCCCCGCTCCTCGCCCGTCCTGGCGCAGATGTAGCGCGAGAACTCGGCGCGCCCGATGGCGCTGCCCTTCTTCGCGTTCCACATCGTCTTGAGGTCGCGGACGTTCGGTTGACCGTGCTCCATGCCGGGGTTTGCCTTCGCCCAGCAGGCGTCATCGCCGAGATCATCCTCCTTGTCGATCCCGAACAGCAGCGGCATGGTGGAGTCATCCTCATCCTCGCCGCTTAGAAGTCGCTGCCCCGCCGCCACCTTCTCGGCGAAGAGGCCCTCGGCGTCGGCTGCGGGTGTCGAGATGATGAGCCCGAGACTGTTCCGACGCTTGCCGGCGGTGGTTTCCAGCTTCGCCAGGATGTCCCGATCGGCGAACTCGGCCACCTCATCGCCGATCCACATGGATGGCGTCAGACCGTCCAGGCTTGTCGGCGAGGTCTTGAGCGCCGACAGGACGCAGTCCCGCTCGCGGTCCTCGATGCGGTTGTAGAGCACCTTGACGCCGTCGGCCTCGCGCCCGCGGAGCATCTGGCGGGCCGTGTCGACGCATAGAAGCGCCTGCGCTTCCTTGTTGGCGATCACGTGCACGCGCCTGCCGGGGCCGCTCAGGAACTCCCAGAGCGCCAGCGCGGCGGCGTAGGTGGTCTTGCCGTTGCCTCGGGCGACCTGCAAGATGGCGGTCTTGGTGCGCCTAGTGCCGTCCTGCCACTCCCACCCGAGCAGCTGGGCGGTGGTCCAGACCTGCCACGGGTGCAGGACGAACGGCTCGCCGGCGTAGTCGCCCACCAGTGGCAGGGTCTCGCAGAACTCGGCGATCTCCTGCACCCTGTCCCAGTTCATCCGCAGGTCGGTTCGCGCGAGATCGCGCTCGAAACGCTGCGCCGCGGCGAAGATCCATTTCGAGTTCGGCGCAGATCCCGACAGTACGCGACGGTTGTACTCAAGAACGACCGTTTTCGTGTGTGTTTTCGCTTCCGAGT